GAAGGTGATACAACAGAAAGCAGAGATTTCAGAGAAACACCTGATGTATTTTGGACTAAAAAATTAGGTGTGCCAAATTTTACTCCCAGACTAGCATTGCAATTATTAGGTACAGAAGTACTTAGAAATCATTTTGACCAAGATATTTGGTTAAACAGTTTGGAATACAGAATAAGAAAACAAATAGAAAACACACCATGTACTGTTATAAGTGACGCCAGATTCAGAAATGAACTGGATTTAATTAAAGACATGGGTGGAGTTGTTATCTGGGTACAACGTGGAGAACTTCCTGAATGGTTTGGAACAGCAAGTCAGGCACACGATAACGTTGTTAGCAGAAAGATAATGACAACCAAATACAGAGATGTTCATGAAAGTGAATGGAATTGGGCAGGCTACCCAGTTGATTACATTATTAAAAATAATGGAACCCTCGAAGATCTAGCCAAGCAAGTAGAAGACATTAGAGACTGGAAAACAGGCGAGTTTAAGCAGACACTTAAATTAATATAATACAGCCTAATACAGCCTAATATCCGTAAATACACTAAAATACGCAAATCTGATAAATACTATTACTATATTATTAGTACTAATATAAATTAAGGAGAACAACATGGCAACATTAATTAGCCCTGGTGTTAGTATAAGTGTATCAGACGAATCGTTTTACGCGGCCGCTGGTGCAGGATCAGTCCCATTAATTGTGATTGCAACTGCACAAGACAAAAAGGCCCCAGACGGAACATCTACAGCCGCATATACCACATCAGCAACAGCCGGTAAGTTGTATCAAATCACTTCACAAAGAGAATTACTACAGAACTTTGGTAATCCAGTCTTTAAAACAAGTGGTTCTACACCTTTACATGGCGCAGAACAAAATGAATATGGTCTAATGGCCGCTTACAGTTTCTTAGGTATCGCAAACAGAGCCTATGTACTTAGAGCAGACATTGACCTTGATGAACTTTCAGCAAGTTCAACAGCACCTACAAAAGCACCAGCCAACGGAGCCTATTGGTTAGACACTAGTTTAACTTCATGGGGTCTTAAAAGGTATGAGAGCTCAGCATGGGTGTTAAAAACAGTTAAAAAACCTGGTGCGTCAGAAGTTGACGGCAATGGTGACCCAAAAGCGGCTTTCGGCGTAACGGGTGACTTTTGTGTATCTTACTACACTAGCACAGGTGCAACAAAGTCTACTATTGACTTTTACGAAAAAATAGCAAATGCATGGTACAAGATCGGTTCAAGTAATTGGTCAAGTGCTGTAAGTGGCTCAGCAGGTGATTTTCAGTTTGCAAGTCATTTAGCAATACCTACAACAAAATCAGGTGGTGGTGCTTTATCAACAGGTGATATTTTCTTACAAGAAACAACACCTAACAATGGTTCAAACATTGTTGTTAAAGAATATTCAACTACTACTAGTGCTTTTGCAGTAGAGAATATTGTAGCAGAAGAAGATTCAAACGTTGTATATGCAAATACATACCCATCTCCAGCAGTTGGTGATTTATGGGCAGACGGCGGTTCAGAAGCATCATTTACATTGAAAAGACATAACGGAAGTGCTACACTTTCAGTTGCAAGTTCAAGTGCTGTAGCAGACGGACAAAACTTTACAGCACATGCTAATAAAGTATCTATTAACATCAGCATTAATGGTGCAACAGATATTCCAGTTACATTTGCAGGTGCAGACGTGTCTTCAGTATCAGTAGATGATATAGTTGCAAGTATTAATGGGGCAACAGGATTTAGTGCCACAACAGCAGTTGCAAGTAATGTAGCAGGTAAAGTTACAATTACAACTTCAGACGGTAAAGATATTGCTCTTGCGGCAGGTAATGTTTCAGGTTATACACCAGCAGACATTAATATTGCAGTAGGAACATACAGTAACTTTAAATCATTAAGTTATGAAGCATCTGACAACGCAATTACAGGACCAGCAGTACAAGGAACATTATGGTATGATAATAATGTTGCTAATACAAATATTGATTTACTATATCAAAATGCAGGTACATGGGCAACTTATTCGAATGACGCTCAGTTTAGTGCTTCAGCACCAACATTACAAAGTGATGGCGCAAGTAGTTTAGTAGACGGTGATATTTGGATCGATAGTAGCGATTTAGAAAACTTCCCTAAAATCTATAAGAGAGCAAGTTCTGTTTGGGTATTAGTAGATAATGCAGACCAAGTTACCAGCGATGGTATCTTATTTGGTGACTTTAGAGCAAGTTCAAGTGGTGCTTTGTTAAGTACTGCTAATGGACTTCCTAATGCGGCATTATATCCTGTTAATATGTTAGCATGGAATAAAATGGCTTCAGTAGGTAATGTTAAGCAATACGACGCAACAAGCGGTTTATGGAAAGATTATTCAGGTAATAAAACTGATGGTTCACCATATATGCTGAGAAAAGCACAACGTAAAGTAGTTGTAAGAGCAATGCAATCACAACTAGTGGCTAACCAAGAAATCCTAAATGAGACAAACAGATTTAATATTTGTTCTACTCCAGGATATGCAGAATGTTTAGACGAAATGTTGGCTTTAAGTGTTAATAGAAAAGATACAGTATTTTGTGTTGCAGATGCTCCAATGAGATTATCAGCAGATGCTACAAGCACACAAAACTGGGCTACTAATGTCGGCAATGCGACAGAGAACGGAGAAGACGGACTTATTAGTGCATCTTCACAAGCGGCTGTTTACTACCCACATGGTTTATCAACAAACCTAGACGGTACAACAGTTATGGTTCCTGCTTCACATATGGCATTAAGAACTATTGCATTTAATGACTCAGTTGCTTTCCCTTGGTTTGCACCAGCAGGTTTCCAAAGAGGTGTTGTTAATAATGCAACGTCTACAGGTTACCTTGATGCAACTACTGGAGAATTCCAAGCAGTTAGTTTAAGTGAAGGACAAAGAGATAGTCTTTACCTTAACAAAATTAACCCAATTGGTAACTTCCCAGGAAGAGGAATTGCAGTATTTGGACAGAAAACACTTAACTCAGTATCAAGTGCATTGGACAGAGTTAATGTTTCAAGATTGGTTATTTACATCAGAGAACAACTTGATGATGCAGTAAAACCATTCTTGTTTGAACCAAATGATGAGGTTACAAGAGCAAATGCTAAAGTAGTTGTAGACAGATTGTTAGCTCAATTAGTACAACAACGTGGATTATTTGACTTTGTTACAGTTTGTGACACAACAAATAATACTGCGGCTAGAATCGATAGAAACGAACTATACATTGATATTGCTGTACAACCAGTGAAAGCAGTAGAGTTTATTTACATACCGATCAGAATCCAGAACACATTGGGTTCAACAGCATCATAAGTTTTTAAAACTTTTAAAAAGGGCAGTTTTACTGCCCTTTTTTTATGACTAAAAGGCTTGACAATATCTAATTATTTGCTATAATATATGTATAGTTTAAATAAAAAGGTAGGAGTTTTTATGCAATATAACATATATCAAATCAAAGTTACAGATGAGATTCATGACTTTGTAAATTCAAACGAAGGCGGACACACAGGAGCCGCTAAAAAATATCCACTATATCATGCAAAAATGGAAACTATGCATGGCAGAGGCGATGACAGAAAAATAGATTTTAAGGCAGAGTTTTTCTCACACTATACTAAAGTATGTGAAGTAGATGGCAGATATAATGGACTTTCAAGTGGTGATATGGACTACACTATCAAAAGTAAAAATGAAGTATTTGGTGTTCTTAATCAACAATACTTAGATGAAGATACTGGTGAAGATGTTGTTTTTGATAGTCATGTATCAGGATTTGTAATGAAAACTATTACTAGAAAAGATGGTGAGCAAGTTACATATAGAGATATGCATTCACTTTCAGTAGGTGATATTATTGCTGAGCAACCACAAGTAGGTTATGAAGTAATGGAAATTGAAGATATTATTCCTAATACAAGATACTTTATTGTAGAAAATTATGGTTTTACAGACATTACTGCTATTATAGAGAGCGGAGATGTTGCTATAAACAGAATAAAAGAGTCAGCATAGGGGTAAAAAAGCATCAAAAGGGCATTTAATTGCCCTTTTTTTGTGATTAAATTAAAACACTTGTTAATTATTTTCTGCTAGAAATGATAAATATTTGCATATAATTTAGTTCTAGGAGAACAATATGGCAGTATCAAGTGCAACAAACGAAACCAAAAGTAAGTTTGGAGTTCCGGTAACGGGTGCAACTGGTTCCGGTATTTTAATGCCGAAACTGAAGTATAGATTTAGGGTTAGTTTTTTAAACAACTTTGGTGGACAGCCAGAGGCAAAAATATTGACTCAGAATGTACAGAACGTTACTAGACCGAAAATTACTTATGAAGAAATAATTATTGATAGTTATAACTCAAGAAGTTACCTACAAGGTAAACATGCTTGGGAACAAATTACTGTAACAGTAAGGGACGATATAACTAACCAAGTAGCCAAGTCAGTTGGATCACAAGTCCAAAGACAGGTTAACCACTTCCAACAAACTACTCCAGCATCAGGTTCAGATTATAAATTTGACATGCAAATTGAAGTATTGGATGGTGTTAATGCAGGTGCTACAGAGGTTTGGTTCCTTGAAGGATGTTTTTTAACAAACGTAGACTACAGTGATGGCGACTATGCTACAGGAGAGCAAGTAACAGTTACTATGCAGGTACGTTACGATAACGCAACTCACTATGAAGGTGATAACGATATTAACGGAAGAACAGTAGCAGGAAACCCATTCCCAGAAACAGTAAGCACCGGTTCAACAATCGGAGTTTAACGGCTTAACTTGAGGTGGCTCTGGTATGAATTTTCTTAAATTTTTAGGTAAAAACACTAAAGATAAATTCTACGCCAGAGACTTCCGTAATAATTACAGATTTAGACCTGACGTCAATCCACCACGTATCAAATTTGAAGGATATGTGAACTTTGTTTTTAACAGAGATTTGGCGTCTTTTCTAGATATGGAAAATCATACATTTAAAACAAACATTTCTAGTTTAGTAAGAAGAGCAAAATTGCCTTCTGTAACATTTAAAAACTTAGTAAAAAATCAATACAACAAAAAGAAAATTGTAACAACAGGAGTTGAATATGCACCTGTGGAGATTGCTGTATTTGATACACTAAACAACGAATGGTTACAAGTATTGATGAGATATTTTTCTTATCTATATATGAATCCACGTAATAGAAATGCTACAGGCGATAGAGATATTAAAGTTAATACAGACTCTGCATTAGAAAATCCAAGTTCATCATTTGGTGGAACAAGTTTTAAAAGTGGGGAAGCAGGACTAAATTTACAACGAACAAAACAATTTTTTGAGCGTATAGATATAATTATGTATCATGGTGGAAAAGGTGTACAATATAGTATGACAAATCCACTTATTAATAGTTTTGATTTTGGTGATATAGATTATGGTAGTAATGAATTTGTAGAGTTTACGATACAATGTGATTATGAAAACTTTACTACATTTGATATTGCAAACTTTGATCTTTCTGGAGTAGATTTAGATAGATTTGAGAATGTGTTAGATCTAAAATTTGCTAGTGACGAAGTACTTGTTAAACCATTAGGTATTATTGACGATGGTACTGACATGGAATTCCTTGGGAATCATGACGGTAAGTTTGGTACTAGAGGAAGAACATTACAACCACAAACTCCAGAAAAGAAAGAAGAAGTTAAACCACCAAAATCAGATGATGCAAGTAGTGAAGGCGACGAAACTAAGAAAAAGGCTGGCGGAACTAAGCCAACGCCAAGTACATATGATGTAATTGATTTACCACTATCTCAAAATCCAAATGAGTTCCCAGGTAAATCATTGTTAAGCACGGCTATTTTAGCCAAACTTACTGGTAATCATGTTGGAGATGCAGTACAAAACTATGTACTCAGTGTAGCAGAAAGAGAACTTCTAAAAAAAGAAGCAAACACAGAACCTGCTCCAGTTAAACCACCTAAGGATGGAGCACCTTCATAATGTCAACATCTATATATAATACTTTTGGTAATGAAGTTTCGTATAAAGTTGTTAAAGATACTTTAGTTGCATATATTGATAATGCAAGTGTAAAATTTCCATTACCAGAAGCAAGTTCAGAAATACTGGCAGAAATTGCCGCACCTAAAGATACGCCAATAGATCCAAGTACACTTTCAGTTGTAGAAACAAAATTACAAGCAATAGGTTTCAAAAAATCTAATGCCAAAGCAATGGCAAGAGTTTTAATTAAAGTTGCAGAAGTACAAGGATTACATCCTACAACATATTTTGAAATGAATCAGGATTCCTTAAAATTGACTGTAGATGCTTATGCGGCTATAAATTCTTTTAGACCCGCAGGTAATAAAATAGATTTAAAAACACCAACATTAAACTCACGTAGCAAAATATCAGCACTCATTAAGCCATAAATAGTACTATGGCAACTAAATTCGCAAAAGGCAAATACGAAATTGTAAACGGATCTAAATTTGTAGGTGGAAAATTACCTACCTATAGAAGTAGTTGGGAGTTAGCATTCATGAGAATGTGCGATAATCATCCCAATATTACAAAATGGGCAAGTGAAAACGTAAAGATACCTTACAGAAGTCCTGTTGATGGAAAGTATCACAACTATGTTCCAGACTTTATGGTGCAATACACAGATAAAGATGGTGCTCAACATGTTGAGCTTATCGAAATTAAGCCTGCTAACCAAACCACATTGGAAAATGCTAGGACTCAGGGACAGCAAATACAAACACATCTCAACGCCGCTAAATGGACAGCGGCTCAAGAGTGGTGTAAACGTAAAGGTATTCGTTTTAAAGTAATAAACGAAGATCAAATCTTTAGAAATAATAAACCTCGTAAGGCTAAAAAACGAGTTGCTAAAAAACGTAAGTAATAAATACTAATATGACAAGAAAACTTGAAGAAGAGTTTAACTTACCTCCTATAGAGGAAGTGACAGATACGGAAAATGTTCCTACAGTAGCAGAAACTCAGGAAGTAATTGAGGAAACTCAAGGTGCTTTAAGTGTCAGTGAAAAAATTAATCTAGCATTTAAGGAAATTAAAGGCCTAGAAGATCACGAAGTTGAAATGAATGACATAGCCAAAAAGGCTATAAACAGTTATGAGCAACTAATGAGCCTAGGTATGAATGTTAGTGATATGGCGGCTGGTAAAGTATTTGCAGAGGCAAGTAATATGTTAAAGATAGCCTTAGATGCCAGTGATGCCAAGACAAAAGCCAAATTACAGCAAATAGATTTAATGCTCAAGAAGGCAAGAATCGATAAATTTGATAATAAAGGTACTGAAGCAGAGTCGGTTCAGGCTACAGTTTTTGATAGAAATGATTTACTCAAAATCATAAAAGGCGGAGGTGGAGACAGTTAATTTTGTCATATCTACCCATCTGCCTTCCTTAAAAACCACAAGATTACCATAATTATCTAAAGTATATTCTCCCTCTACAGGGTTTTGTGGTTCTCTTACTCGTATGTTTGTGTCTTTTGTCATGTTTTTATTTAGCAGAAAAAATCAGAAAGTGATAAATAAGTGTTATAACGGAGTTATTAATATGGAACTTAAAAATTACATAGCAGAATCATTAGATAAAGAACATGGTTACAGAATCAAGTTTGCCGCAGATTGCGGTGCAGACCATATGGATATGCTAGAAAAATGTTTAGCCAAATACAATTTAGTTAGTGCTACACCATTCAAGAGAACACCTATTGAAGAGAATCCAATGGAGTTCTACAGAGCTAAAGGTACAACATGTACTTCAGAAGTATGCAGTACAGATGTTATACTTAAATATCCAGTCAACGAAAGAATACTAGAAGTATGGTGTGCTGTAAACCTAGGACTAGATCATGAAAGAGTATTAGCATATAATGTTAAAGACCCTAGAAGAATAGAGTCTGAAATGGCAGAAGAAAAAGCAAAAGCAGATGTTGAAAGACAAGTAAGCGAAGAAGATGCAGTACTTAATGATGAAGACCAAGCACATTACGAAAAGCAAAATGAAGAAATAGATTTTGCTAAATCACACTTTGGTGAAGAATATAATAAAGAATTCTTGAAAGCTCTTGAACAAATTAAAAAAGACAAAGGCGCAGATTACTTCCGTAGTTATCCAGACAAAGATCAGTTAATGGGTAAAGACTTAGAAGAACTTGGTGCTCAAATACACGGTATGCCTAACATGGGTAGAGGAACAGAGAGCCAGAAACAGGTTGCTAATCATAGCCAATCTCTCAAAGGTATAGTGTAATGAATTTAAGGGATATGCTAAATGATATTGCTGAGGCAAGTCCAATGGGATATGATGATCCTAAGACTGCCGAAAAACCAGCAATAGCACCTAAAGTTCCTAAGCAAACACAAGGTGCAGAACGTTCGGCAAAGGCTCAAGACCAAAGAGCAAATGAGTTTAATCACGGTGAATTTAATAAATTCATGATGAAGAATCATCCAAAAGTAACTTTTGGCATGTTAGGTATAGGAAGTAATCTTATAAAATATCAGAATGAATATTTAAAATCTATTAAGACAGGTGGCGTAGCAGAAAGTATAGATTTAAATGAATTTGCACCTTCATCAAATATGGAAGTTCCTATAAACGTTTTATCTAATGTAATGGGCGATGACACCGATGTTAATTTAATGAGACAAGCATTAAGACAGATTAACAACGAAAGAGGTATAAACAAAAGATTTATGCCTGCTCTAAAACAATTTTTATCACCATATCTAACAATTTTAAGCTCAGGCTTTACAGGGTATAATCAGATTATGGCCCTACAAAAAGCACTAGCACAAAAAACTGGAGAACCTGTACCAGCAGAACCTGGCATGGAACCAGAAAATATACCAGAACCTTCTGAAGAAGAAATACTACAGTATGGTAATGAAGTAAATATGCCTACAGTAACTGATCAACAAAAACAAGAGGTTGCTGATATGATTAAAAAGGCACAGGCTGGAACACTAGCAAAGGATAAAGAGGCTGAAAAGGAGAAAGAAACAATGACGGCAAGTAAATACTCAGAAGGCGTAGATGAATTAAAACGTTTAGCAGAAATTGTAGAAGCAATGAGCGATGCTTACGGCGAGGACCAAATGGTTGCTCCTGTAGAACTTAATCCAGAAAGTCCAGAACAAGTTGAAGGCTCAGTAGAGTTTAAACAACATAAAAATACTGACAAGGGTTCAGTTAGTGTTGAAGCAAGTGGCGAAACAATGCAAGACTTAGCAGATGTACTTAAACTTGCAGGCCTTACTTTACCACAAGACATGCATAAAGACGAACCAGAAGCACATGATGAACCAGAAGCAGAAATGCCATGTGATTCAGAAGAACCTAAAGATGATAAAGTAATGGTTGTGTCTCCAAAAGATGCAAGTTACTCTACAGACAAAGAAGTTTTAGTAAATTACCTCAAAGACAAACTTAAAAAAAGCATATCCTAAACCCTATACTATATAAATAGTAGTATGGCAAGAGGAACAGCAGACACCAGTCTGGTTAAACAAGGCTACAGTAAAGTAGCATATACACCAGATACTATAGAAGACTTTAAGAACTGTGCTAACGCAGAAACAGGTCCTCTGTATTTTATGGTAAATCATGTAAAAATACAACATCCTACAAAAGGCGGAATAGACTTTGAACCTTTTGAATATCAGTTAGAATTAATCCACAATTATAATAATTTCAGATACAGTATTAACATGCTGGGCAGACAGATGGGTAAAACTACTGTGGCGGCAGGATACTTATTGTGGTATGCTATGTTTAGGCCAGACAGTACTATATTAGTTGCGGCTCATAAACAAGCAGGTGCCCAGGAAATTATGCAACGTATTCGTTATGCATACGAAAGTGTGCCAGATCATATCAGAGCAGGTGTTACAGAGTATAATAAAGGTAGCATAAGTTTTGATAACGGTAGCAGAATAGTAGCAAGTACAACAACAGAAAACACTGGTAGGGGTATGTCACTTACTTTAGTTTACTTGGACGAGTTTGCTTTTGTGCCTCCCAGAATTGCTAGTGAATTTTGGACAGCATTATCTCCTACACTAGCAACAGGTGGTAAATGTATAATTACAAGTACGCCTAATAGTGACGAAGATACTTTTGCTATGATTTGGGGTCAAGCAAATAAATTATTTGACGCCCATGGAAACGAGCAGGAGTTGGGTGTAAACGGATTTAAGCCTATGTTAGCAACTTGGGATCAGCACCCAGATAGAGATCCTGTTTGGGCTACAGAAGAACGAGGCAGGATAGGAGAAGAACGTTTTAGACGTGAGCATGAATGTGAATTCATTATATATGATGAAACACTTATTGATCCACTTAAACTTGTAGATATGGAAGGTGTTGAGCCTAAAATTAAAATGGGTAATGTACGTTGGTATAAGCAACCTACACATGATAGTACATACCTAGTTACATTAGATCCAAGTAGTGGTACAGGCGGAGATAATTCAGCAATACAAGTATTAGAAGTTCCTAGTATGGAACAAGTTGCAGAATGGTATCATAATAAGTCACCTGTAGAAAAACAAATTAAAGTAATGTTGGAAATAATGCATTATGTAAAAGATCAAACAAATGGTTTATCACAGATATATTGGACTGTAGAAAATAATACAATTGGTGAAGCCGCCTTAGTTGTTATTAGAGATACTGGCGAAGAGACTTTTCCAGGAGATTTTTTACACGAGCCTAAACGCATACAAGGTAAAAAAGGCAGAAAAGGATATCATACTACTCATAAAAATAAAATGGAAGCCTGTTTACAATTAAAAAGATTAGTAGAGAGTAATAAATTACACTTAAAAAGTAAAGCACTTGTGAGTGAATTAAAAAACTTTGTTAGCTCTGGTAATAGTTTTAAAGCAAAACCTGGAGCAACAGATGACTTAGTTATGGCACTGGTTATAGCAATCAGAATGACAGAATACATAAGTCAATTTGAAGACGATGTTTACAATGCTGTAAATAGTAGTTTAAGTGTTGACCCTAATGACCCTAATGGATTTGAGGACGACACAGATTATCCTATGCCTATAGGTATCATATAATGGAAAAGAAAAAAACTGTAAACGATTTGCTGTTGGAAACTACAGCACTTAATAGTTTAGCATTATATGGCAAACAATGCCAAACAAATTACTATTTAGATCCAGACGATTTTTTAGATTGGGTATATAGTAAATTTAAATTTGTACAATACAATCCCAGAAAGGCAGTAAACAGAGCAGGATTAAGTATCACCAGTTTAGACGGTGGACTTAGTGGCATACCAGATTTAGATAGTTTAAGGGAATATAATCAGGAAAATAATACAGATTATAACGAAAAAGATTTTAAAACAAGGACTCCGGTTGCTGATTATCCACCATTAAAAGAAATACTAGACGTTTTTGGAGATAGTATTTTTAGAACACATATACTAAGACTAGATCCAGGAGGTTATTTTCCTCCACATAGAGATCATAATATACCGTTTGTAGATAGTTTTAGATTAATTGTTCCTTTACAATATGTAGATCCGCCTTATTTTAATTTTGTTATGGACGGAGAGATTACACACTGGAATACTGGCTTTGTTTACTTTACAGATACAACTAAATCACATTATTTGTTTAATGCTGGAGACTTGCAGAGTTACTGGATAGTAATAAATGTTGAAACAAGTGTGGAAAATGTACAAAAAGTTTTAAACAATCTTTCAGTAAGAGTATAAGATCAGATAAATAGACGTATGAACATTAAATTAGTGGCAGAAAAAACTTTTAACTTGCTTAAAGGATTCGGTTTTGAAGTAAGCAGTTATAATAAAGAAGGCGATTTAGTTATTGATCCTATGGAAGCAACTCGTTTTGCTTGTGAATCTCCTAACATTTTGGTCAGAATAGACCCTAATGATAAACATCTAAGTTTAAAAACAGGTACACCAGGAGAGGCTATAGAAAAAATTAGGCCTATGTTGAAAGAACTAGCACAAGATTATTTGTTAGATTTTGACTATTCTGTATTTGATAAGCAGATTAAACCAAAAGGTGAAAAAGTAGATGTTGCTAAAAAGAGTAAAGAGGAAATTCAAATGTCAGAAGATATGAATATTTTAAAAAAACTTGCAGGTCTAGAAGTAGATCAAGTTTCAGAAAATCCAGAACAGCAAGAGTTAGATTTAGACGGAACAGAGGCTATACTAAAAGTATTAAAAGTTAAAGTTGGTCATTTTATGCCTGACTTTAAAGCTCAGTTTTTAAAAGCATGGAGAGCAGAACAAGCCAAACCAACAGTACCTGCAGAAGGTCCTAGTGTAACGGCGGCGGCTATCCAAATGACCCAGGCTTTTAATAATGCAAGACTGTTACAAATGAAACAAGATACTATTGACCCTGCATTTACTTCAGATGTACCTAGTGATTACGAAGATGGACGACCTGGTGTAAGTAGAGAAAGCCTAGAACAAGATTTAGACGAAGCAATAGAATTAGCAATATCATTATCAGAAAAACTTGAAACAATTAATGGAATGTTAGTACACACAGATGGTTCACCAATGAGCCAAGCAGAATGGAATCATAACAGAATGCAGGAACCAGGTGCAGAAAATTACTCACCAGAGGAAAATGCAAAACACTATAAAACTTATTTAGACAGAGTTGCTAGAAATAAACCATCTATAATGGCACAAAAAGAAAGTGTATCAGAAGCAAGTTTAGGCAAAATGACTGGTAGCAGAAAGTCCAGTTATCAGCCATTAGCAGATAGTGTAAAAATTATTGTAAGGCATAACAAAGACGTAAACGAAGAAGTACGTGGTGCCAGAAGCAGAAACATCCACAGTATCCTAATACAACGTGGAGAAGAAAAATTTAAGATGGCAGAAAACAGTTTGCCAGCCGCAAGAGCAATGGCAAGACATTTGCACAATGGCGGTGAAACTTTTGATGAAATAGGTGAAGCAATCACTGATATGTCTAAAGAGTTTGGAAAACTAAAAGAGTTTGTTAGTTATGTAAGGAAAGCAAACCTGGTTAACGAAACAAACGAAGAATTTGTGTCATTAGCAATAGAAAATATTAATAATATCAAAACAACATTTAAAAGATTAAGTGGTGTTAAGTCATATGCAAATGCAGTAGAATCAGTTATTAATTACAATAACGTAGAGTTATTACAAGACGACTTAGACTTAGAAAGCAAGTTTACAGAAACGCATTTTGATGACAAGGTTGCAAATGTAATGGACAGCCTTAAAGCAATGACTAGCAGAAGAAACAGTTTTGAAAGTAAAATTACAAAAGCAATTGAGTTAGAATCATTTGCTGGTGTTAAAGATATGTTAGCAGAAGATGACTTAATGGAGTTTGAAACACTCAATCAACAATTAGGACATAAAGTTAGCAGTTTAGGTAATTCAGCAAAAGACGAAACCCTAAGCAATTATTTACATGGCATTAGTAGTAAACTAAATGCTGGTGGACAACTTAACCAATTCGAGTATGGTGCAGTTAAAAGTTGTTTACTAAGTGCAGGTCAGCACAATGTACAAAGTGCTCCTATGACAGCATCAGAGTCATATGAAGCATTTATGGACCGTTTTGTAGACTAGAATACTAGTTTATAGATAAATAAATTTGTTGGAAAGGTAAAATAATTTAATTTTCCAATAGTTGTAAAAAAGTACTTGACTTTTTTGCATCAAGGCATTATAATAAAAAAACAGTTGTACCCTAAACACAGAAGGTACGACGAAACATGGCATAACAGGAGACAAACATGGCATCATTACAAGAAATAAGAGCTAAACTACAATCAATGGAATCCAAACCAGGCAGTAGTTCCCCAGCTCAAGGCGATAAAGCAATATACCCCTTTTGGAACATCGATGAAGGAACAAGTACCGTTTTAAGGTTCTTGCCTGACTCAGATCCAAACAACACGTTCTTTTGGGTAGAACGACAAATGATCAGATTAACATTCCCAGGAATTGTTGGAGGCGATCAAAAGCCAACAACAGTACAAGTTCCTTGTATGGAAATGTTCTCTGGTGAAACATGTCCAGTACTAACTGAGGTTAGACCTTGGTTTAAAGATCCTTCATTAGAGGATATGGGACGAAAATATTGGAAAAAAAGAAGTTACATCTTCCAAGGATTTGTTAATGAAAATCCACTAAATGAAGAGGCTCCAGAAAATCCAGTAAGACGTTTTGTAATTGGACCACAAATATTTAACATTATAAAATCAGCACTCATGGATCCTGATATGGAAAACCTTCCAACAGACTATGTAGCAGGTACTGATTTTAGATTGGCTAAAACAACAAAAGGACAGTATGCAGATTACAGTACTTCTAAATGGGCAAGAAAAGAAACTGCTCTAACAGAAGAACAATTAGCGGCTATTGACACACATGGTTTACATAACCTAAATGACTTCCTTCCTTCAAAGCCAACACCTGAAGGTGTACAGGCGATTGCAGAAATGTTTGAAGCAAGTGTAAATGGAGAGCTGTATGATCCAGCAAGATGGGGACAGTTTTACAAACCCTATGGACTTGATGTTGGAACACAAACACAGGCAACTGTGGCTCCAGCTCAAACTGTACCAGCAACTGCAACAGAGAGTGTGGCTCCTGTGAGTGCACCAGCACCAGCAGTAGCAGAAGTAACTGCACCAGCAGTAGAAACTACACCAGCACCAGTGGCTGAAACAGTAGCAACTGCTCCAGCAGAAGCAAGTGGAGATGCAGGTAAGAAGTCAGCAGATGACATTCTTAATATGATTCGTAACAGACAATCAAGTTAAGGAGATATCATGCAAAAACCTTTTGACTTAACAAAGTTCAGAACTGGATTGACAAAAAGCATATCTGGTATCAGTGCAGGATTTCATGACCCTAGGGATTGGATCAGTACTGGTAACAAAACATTAGACTACCTAATAAGTGGGGACTTCCAAGGAGGTATCCCACTAGGTAAAGTTAGTGTGTTTGCAGGTGAATCAGGTTCTGGTAAATCGTTTATATGTTCTGGAAACATTGTAAAAAATGCACAAGATAAAGGATGTCAAGTAGTATTATTTGACTCTGAAAATGCATTAGATGAGCAATGGCTACAGGCATTAGATGTAGACACTTCTCCAGAAAAATTACTGAGAGTAAGTGTTTCAATGATTGATGACGTTGCCAAAGCAATATCTGAATTTATGAAAGACTACAAAGCAAATTATGGAGATCTCGAATACGATGATATGCCAAAACTTGTTTTTGTAGTAGATAGTTTAGGTATGCTTTTAACTCCTACAGACGTTGATCAATTCAACAAAGGTGATATGAAAGGCGATATGGGTCGTAAACCAAAGGCATTGGCCTCTCTGGTTAGGAATACGGTAAACCAAATCGCCCCTTTCCCTATTGCCTTAGTGGCAACTAACCATACTTATGCATCACAAGATATGTTTGACCCAGATGATAAAATATCAGGCGGTCAAGGATTTATATATGCATCGAGTATTGTGGTAGCAATTAAAAAACTTAAACTAAAAGAAGATGCTGACGGAAACAAAGTTTCTACAGTACAAGGTATAAGAGCCGCATGTAAAGTTATGAAGTCAAGATACAGCAAACCTTTTGAAGGTGTGCAAATTAAGATTCCATATGAAAGCGGAATGGATCCATATAGTGGTATGTTAGAAATGTTAGAATCCAAAGGCATTGTGGAAAAAGTCGGAAATAAACTGTCTTACATATCTCCTGTAACTGGTGAAGAAATAAAAGAGTTCAGAAAAGCCTGGACTAATGACAAACTTCAACTAATTATAGATGAGTGGGGACAAAATCCTAAAGTACAAGATGTAGCAGACGATATTGACCCTGAAGATCTAGAACCAGATATGGAGGATTATACAGATGAGTCCTGAAACAGCACTA